TAACCCTATATATTATACTTTATATAAGTCAGAATCTTTAACATATTTAAAAGATATATTAGATATAGAAATTTATTATCATAATCAAACAGATAGGAAAGAAAATATAACAGAAAAACAAATACAAGATTATATTATACAAAATTTTAATACTATATTTCCTAATTATATATTTGTTGGAAAAGAAGTATGTGTAAATAAAATAGGAAAGATAGATATACTTGCAAAAGACAAAGAAACAAATAGAGATGTAATAATTGAAATTAAAAAAGGAGAGCAAAATCCTAATAAACAATTATTAGCTTATGCAAAAGGTTATGATAACCCTATACTTATAGGAATTACTAATATGGATAAGAAGTTTTATTTAGATAATATAAAGTATATATCTGTTCCAAATATACAAGAGGTATAAGTATGGAGCAAACACCTCAAGTAGATTTAATAAAGAAACATAAACAATGGTTTAAAGACTTAAGTATACATATAGATAAATTTTATTTTGGTATACTGAAAGATGATTTAACAAAATTAGAACAAATATATATTGGTGGACTTGTAAAAAGTGGTTATTTCACTGAAACAGTACAAGGTTATTTATTAACTTTGAAAGGACAATCTGAATTAGGAGTAAATCAAAAACAATCAGATAAAGTAAAAGAATTAAGAGCTAATAAAGTTAAATTGTGGAGTTTTAGTGAATTAGAACAATGGAATGGTTGTCAACTGTCTTATAAGTTACAAAGAATAGATAGAGTACCTCAATTACACTCATCATATTCATTCTATGGCTCTCTAGCACACGATATACAAGAGAGTTATGTGTTAGGTAATATAAGTTACAAGGAGATGATAGAACAGTTTAAAACTAGGTTAGAAAGGCTTAAAACATTAGGTGTACTTTTACCTAAAGATAGAAAAGGTGGATTAACTATTCAAGAAAATTATGAGAAATGTTTGAAAGACTATTTTAGACATAATTATACTGAAATTACCAAAGATATTAGAGTGGAAGTAGAGGTATTAAACCAAATAGGAGAACATTGGATACTAGGTTATATAGATTATCTTAAAATAAATAGAAAAGAAAATGGAAAGTTCTATGTAGATATTATAGATTTTAAGACATCTACTATATTTACAAAAGAAGAAATGAAAATAAAAGCAAGACAATTAATATTGTATAAAATATTATTAGAAAAATCTTATCCTAATATAGTAGTGGAAAACTTAGGATGGGATTTTATGAAATATGTTAATATTTATTTTAATAGTAAACAATCTAGGAAGTCAAGGAAAGATAATTATATAGAACCTTATTATGATAAACTAATAAAAGAACTTGGGGAGGATATGGACAAAGAAATTCAGAAATGGATTAGAACTAAGACTATACCTCAAGAGTATCAATATTTAATTAATATAAAAAATTGTTATGTGTATTATTATCCTACACAAGAAGACATAGATGAAATTACTCAATATGTAGAAAATACTACACAAGAAGTTAAGAATGGTATAGAAAAGAATGAATTTACTAATAGAGATTATGCAAATGAACAATTTTTTTGTGATAATTTGTGTGGATTTAGAGAAAAATGTCCTATTATAAATCAATCTAATATACCACAAGGAAAATCAATGAATAGCATTTTACAAGACATATTAAAAAAGAGAAAGGAAGGAAAATGAAGCCTATTAAACATATAGTTAGCTTTTCAGGAGGAAAAGACAGCACAGCAATGCTTCTAAAAATGATAGAAAATAATATGCAAATAGATGACATAATATTTTTAGATACTACAGTAGAGTTTCCAGAAATGTATGAGCATATTGAAAAAGTTGAAAAGTACATAAATCATAAAGTAACAAGATTAAAAGCAGAGAAGAGTTTTGAATATATGTTACTTGAGTATGAAAAAAGAAAGGTAAGAATAAAGGACAAAAAGGTTATTCGTTCCCAGATTTTCGTAATCGCTGGTGTACTCAATATTTTAAAAAATCTATGATAAAAAGGCACATAAAAGAAAATTACAAAGATTTTGAAATAATTGAATACCATGGGATTGCAGTTGATGAAGTGAAAAGATTAGAGAAAAATAAAGAAAAGAATATTAAATATCCACTTGCAGATTGGAATATGACAGAAAAAGATTGTTTAGAATACTGTTATGCTAAGGGATTTAATTGGAATGGTTTATATGAAAAATTTGCTAGATTATCCTGTTGGTGCTGTCCTTTACAAAGATTAGGAGAATTAAAAATTCTATATGAAGAATACCCTAATCTATGGAATAAATTAAAATATTGGCAAGAAAATACCTATAGAAAATTTAGAAGTAGATATACAGTACAAGACTTAGAAGATAAATTTAAAAAAGAAATAGAAAAGGAGAGAAACAAATGAAAAAAATAGATTATACTTTATTAGATGGACAAACTTATCAATTAGAATTCAAAAGTGGATATGGACACAGTGTAGGAATAGATGTGGCTTTGGCAGAAAATGTTGAATTACACTATGGAGAATTTAAAATATGTTCTCTTGGGTTCACTATGAAAGTACCTGATGGGTATAAAGCAGATTTAAAACCTAGAAGTTCAACATTTAAAACTTGGGGAGTATTACAAGCTAACTCAATCGGGCTATTTGAACCTAGTTATAGTTCCACACTAGACAAATGGGCTATTCCATTGTTTAGACCTTTAGATTATAAAGCTATGCAAAGATTATCTAATGGGGATAAATCTTTGTCAGACGATGTTTTAATTATTCCAAAAGGTACTAGAATAGGACAAATAGAAATATTTAAGGCACAAGATGAAGTAGAATTAAATTTAATGAGTAATGAAGAGTATGCAAAGAAACACCCAAATGTTAGAGGGGGATTTGGTAGTACAGGAGTTAAATAAGAAAGGATTTATATGAAGATATTTGAAATTTATAATATTAATTTGGATGAAACATTATATGTACATAGTTTATATGATTTTTGTAAATTTAATGGAATAACTGAAAGATTATTAAGATATACGCATCCAAACTTAAAAGAATTACACGATAAGGATAAAAATGTGAGATGGCAACCTTATCATAAAGGATTTAAAATAGTAAGAGAATTTAACGATAAAGATATATATAAATCTAATTATGAGGATAAAAAAGCTATATTTGTAGTGGATTTAACAGAATATTATGGAATACCTAGTTTATATAAAAAAAAGGAAGAAATTAAAGAAGCAATGAAAGAACAGCATAGACAAGCAAATACTAATAGTAGTAAAGAAACTTACGATTTTAGTGATTTAGGAACTGAAAAACAAGAAAATACTACGGATGAGTATTTAGTTAAAAAATATCAAGCAAGTTTAAAAACTATTCAAAAATTAAGAGATGAAAACAATTTATTAAGAAAATCAGCAAGAGAAACATTTAGAGGAGAACAAGCCTTAGAGGAGATAAAATCCAAATTATACTCAATGGCAAAAGATTTAAGTGCATTAGATTTTATTGAGAATTGGGGAAAAGAGAAAGAATTTATTGAAACCAAAAATAATAACATAGGGATTTTAGTATTATCAGATTGGCATATAGGTAAATTAGTAAATTTAGATGAAAATAAATTTAGTGAAGATATAGCAGTTCAAAGACTTAATAAACTATATGAAAGAATTAGAGAGCAAATATATACTTATGAATTAACTGAATTAAGAGTAGTTTTATTAGGGGATTTCATACATGCACAGAGTAGACCTGATATGAAAACACAAGGACAATATGTGGAGATTGAAAGTGGACTTAAATGTTTTTATTTAATTAAGAATTTAATAGATAGACTTTATAATCACTTAAATAAAATAGATATTGATTGTGTAGTTGGTAATGAAAGTAGATTTGATAGTAGCAACCCTCATACTAATTTGAATGAAGTAGCAAAGAACTCAATAGATTATATGATTTATGAGATGTTGAATTTAGCTTATAAAGAAAATAAAGGAATATTAGTACATTCAACAAATAATTATTTTGAAAATTTAGTGGATATTAATGGATTTAATTTACTTGCTATTCACGGGGATAAGATTAATCATAATAAATTAGAGAGTGAATTATCTAAATTAAAATATAAAATATATCAAGATACTAAAAAATCTGTGGATTATATAGTTATGGGGCATATTCATAGTGCTTTAATTACAGATGGATATAGTAGAAATGCTAGTTTAGTAGGAGCTGATGAGTATGCAACAAGAGGACTTAATATACCTGAAAGTTATGTCAGTCAATTATTTGGAGTTTTGAATAGAGATACTAAAGAATTAATAATGTTTAGTTTAAAATTGAAATAATAGAGGAGAGTTTATATTTGCATAAAGAAAAAGAAGAAATAAAAGAAGATAAGGATAAAGAGTATGTAGTTCCAGAGTCAGAGATAATATTTAAGAATATTAATATGATGCTTTTTGACTTTGATACTTATAACGATGACTTTAAATTTACACCTAATTTTCTAGCAATAGAGGGAGATTTTCAAGATTTAATAGATAGAACATTAGAAAATAGATTAGTATATGTCAATATTGATTATTCTAGTTATGGTGGGGATTTAATGGTACTATTAGCCTTATATAATAGAATAAAACAATTAAACTTGTTGAATATTCAAGTAAATATTAATGTAGTAGGCGATTTAGCAAGTTGTGGTGTGTTTTTGATATTAATGTTAGCGAAAAAAAAATTATGCACATTTACTTTTAATACCTTATTTGACCCAGTATATCTTGTACACGAGGGGTATATGAAAGTTTACACAAAAGATTTAAAAGATAATGAAAGCTATGTTTATCAAGCTAATTCTAAATTAAAAGCTACTAATAAAAAAATGTTAGAGTTAATACAAGAATTTGTACCTTTATCTAAAACTGAAATAGGTAAGTTTAAAAAAGGTAAAGATATTTTCTTAGAACACAAAGATATATATAAAGCCTTAGAAGAAAGAGACTTAATTCAGAAGGAGTTTCCTATAAAAGCAGATGTAATAGAATTTTCACAAGAAAATATAGATAAAAAAGATAAGGAGTAGGTATTTTATCTACTCTTTATTTTATACTTGACAAAATAAGAATTGTATGATATAATAAATTATCTTAATTTTAAAAGGAAGTGATAGAATGAGAAAATTAATATTATTAATATGTATACTGTGTTCATTTACTTGTTTAGCAAAAGAAAAAGAACATTTTGACATAATAGTTAATCAATTATTTGAATTTGAAGGTAGAAAATTAGTTAAGGCAGAAGATGGATATTCAAAATATGGCTTGACAAAATATTATACAAATGATATAATAGGGTTGACTGAAACAAAAGCTAGAAAGATTATATATGATAAATTATATGGTAAATATGATTTAGATAGAATTAATAATCTAGCAACAAAACATTTTGTATTTGATTTCTTGTATAATACAAATCCTAATAAAGCTATAAAGATAATTAAAAAAGTTTGTAAAAATTATGATGAGGAGATTAATTTAGAAAATTATACTTTATCTGATAAAGTAATTAATGTTTTAAATAATAATCCCCAAGTATTTGAAGAATTAATACAAGCAAGATTAAAATATCTTAGAGGTTTAAAAATGTATAAAAAATATGGTAAAGGTTGGGAAAATAGAGTTGATTGGTTTACTATAAATTATTCAGAGTACATTAAGGAGTATCAAATACAAAGATATATTAATAATTTTATGTTTAGTGTAAGTGAGGTGGTAAAATGTTCATTGGAACATAAAAATAATGAATATAACAGATGAATTACAATCAAAAATAGTAGATGATATTAGGTATAAATTACTTTCTCATTTTAAAGTAGATAATTTTAGTGTAGTTATTGCTTGGTTTAAAGTAGAAGAGTTATATAAATGTTTTTATTGTGATAATTCACATAATTTAAGTAATCAAATAATAGAGAATAATTTAGATAATATTATATTGAAATTAAAGGAAATTAATTGTATGGAAACTATGGAGAGTAAATAAAAATGACAACAGATATGTTAGAGTTAGGTGTATACAAGCTATTTGAGGAAGGTAATTATCAAGCATTAATACCAAGAGTTCAGAGAAAATTTAAAATACATGAGTGTGATATAGTAGTTGTAACAAATGATGACTACATTTATGAGATTGAGTTAAAAGTGTCTGTGTCGGATTGCAAAAGAGATAGAGAAAAAGAACATCAACACAAAGATTTATATAATAGGTTAAAATATCAATATTTTGCTTTACCTAGTTCAATAGTAGATGAATGTATAGACTTTATACCTGAACATTTTGGTATAATAGTTATTAATGATGAAACTCTTGAAGGTTCTTTCATAAAAAAAGCAGAAATGAATAAAAAGCATAGAAGAATTAGTAAGGGAGAGTTAATTAATTTATTGACAACAGGGTGCAAAAGATACTTTCAAAAATTAGATAATATATGGAAAAAGGAAGAGGATAATGATGAAGAAACAAAAAAATGAAATATTAATTGATGGAAACTTTATTTTAGATATTTTATTTTTAGGAATGATAGGATTATATTATATAGGTTATTTAGAATTAGATTGGTATTCACTTGGATACTATACAGTTCATATAGTAGGATTATTGTGTTTATTAAATTTAATATTAAAAATTATAAAATTTATTTATAATAAATTAAAAAAGAATAAAAGGAGTGATGTATAATTATGGTTAAAATCAATTTAAAATTAAAAGAGGTTAGAAATAAAATAGATTATATAGGAAAATATTTTAAAATAGAGGCAGATGAACCTACTAAAGCTATAGTAAGAAAATATATAAGTAAGGTAAGTTCAAAATATGAAAGTGAAGAAGGGTATATTAATTGGAATTTAAAAGAAGATATACTTGAAGAAAAATCTTTTACTTTTGTATTTTTTGGAAAAAAAGAGTGGTTAGAAGAGTTAGATTATTTAAAAAAAGAATTACAAGAATTTGCAAATAAAGAAGAAAAATTAAAAGAAAATGAACATCATATTAAACCTAATAAAAATAAATCTAATGTGGGTAGTATTCTAAAACCAAAAGAAGAACCTAAAAAATATACAGGTTATACAGTTAAATTAGATTTAACAGATGTAGAAAATACTTTTAGAAATTTAATAGAAGAATATACTACTGAACTCAATAAACCTAAGTATACACAAGAGATAGATTTTGTAAAAATGCTAGATAGTATTAGAGAGGCAATAAATAATAAAGATGTAACAATAGTAGACTGTATGGCTTTTATATCAGACTTAAATGATTATTTAACTAATTTGATTTCAGGATTTTATAATGCCTAGTCAAAATATATTAATGTACCTTGAGTTAATTCAAAATATTCAAGGTACTAATGATAAAAAAGCAGTATTAAAAGAATGGTATGATATAAATAGTTCACAATGTATCAAAGTAATGAATTTTTTATATAATCCTAATATAGTTACTAATATGTCTACTAAAAAAATTAAAAAAGTATTTAGTGAACCTATGTTATCGACTGATGATATTAAAATTTTAGATGATAATATATTAATGGTCATTATGATGTACTTAGTAGATAACTGTACAGGAACAGATGAAAATATAAGAGTATTACAATCTTATAGAGATTTATATACTTATTCTCAATCAAAAGAATTTTTAGAATTGTTTATGTGTAAAGAATTATCTATTGGCTTGGATATAAAAGCTATCAATAATGTTATTCCTAATTGTATTAATATTATTGAACCTATGTTAGCAACTAATTATATCAATGTAGCTGATAAGCTAGACCAGAGTAAAATTTATTATATTACACTTAAATTAGACGGAAATAGATGTATAATAGATAATAGGAATGGAACAATAAAAGCATATAGTCGTAATGGAGTAGAAATAAAAGGCTTAGATACCTTTTTAAGCTGTTTAAACTTACCTAGTGGTAAAATATATGATGGAGAGTTATTACCTCGTATAACAGCTAATAAGAGTTCTAAAGACCAATACAAAGAAATTAGTTCTATTATGAGAACAAAGGGAGAAAAACCAAAAGACCAAATTACATATCATATCTTTGATATTATAGATTATGATGTACCTTATATGCAAAGAAGAAACTACATAGACAACATTGAAAATACTGAATATCAACAAATTTGTCCAGTTTTATATAAAGGACAAATAAATAATGCAGTATTTAAGTTGTTAGATGAAGTTGTAGCACAGGAACAAGAGGGTTTAATGGCAAATGATATTGAGGGTATGTATGAGAGCAAAAGAGTAAAAAGTATATTAAAATTTAAAAAGTTTAATACAGTAGATTTAAAATGTATTGGTGTTGAACAAGGAGAAAAGAAATATGCTAATACTCTTGGTGCTATTGTTTGTGAATATAAAGGAAATACAGTTAAGGTAGGTAGTGGATTTACAGATAGTCAAAGAGATTATTATTGGAATAATCAAGATGAGATTATAGGTAGAGTAGTAGAGATACAATATTTTGAAGAAACACAAGATAAACAAGGTAATCATTCCTGTAGGTTTCCAACCTTTATACAGTTAAGGGATTTGGGAAAAGAGGTATCTTATGATTAATTTTGATAATGTAAAAGATAGAATGAGAATAATAATGTATGCTCTTAGATATGCAATTAGTAGAAGAAGTTATGCATTATCAGATGCAAAAGAAATATTATTAGTTTATGGTAAAGATTTACAACCACATTTATTATATTCTCTACTGGATGATTTACAATATGAAATTAATAGATGTGGTACTGAAAATATGGTAGGGTGTAAAACTGAATTAATTTTAATGCAAAATTTAGTAAAAGAATTATTGTTAGAGAAAGGAATTAAAGAAGATGAGTTTTAGTGAAGATTTAGTAAAAAATTACAAAGCAAGACAAAAATCAATAAAAATAATGAAAGAGGATTTTAAAAAAGTATTGGGAGTACCTTTTGAATTATATAAACAAGGAATAATAGATGCTTATACAAGTGGAAAATTTAAGTTTGATGTAAGTTTAACCGAGGAACAAAAGGTAAAAGCAAGAGAATTAGATGATTTACTATGGGATTATAAAGATGAAACTCTAAGAGAACTCTTAGAAGAAAAAGAAATAGCAGTAATAGTAGATAGATTTCTCATTAGAGCTTGGGGAGATGAAGGGGAAATGGCTTATATAATTATTTTCTTTTCAGAGGATAGTAAAAAAGAACAAGATAAAAAATTAAAAGAAAATTAAATTTTTACTTGACAAATAAAATTGAATATGTTATAATATAGTAAAGAAGATAAAACAGAAGTTCACAGCAATTAAAGTCTAATTCTAATTGGTTAAGAAGAGATACCTTCTGTTTTCTCTTTAAATATAATTATTTTAAAATTAAAGAGGAGTGATGTAAATGTCAAATGTATTTATGAAAGAATTACAAAAATGGGGTAACTTGACTGAAACTGAAAATGGTGCAATAGCTGTTAAATCTACTTTAGATAGTGTAGTAGATTTATTTGGTACAATAGGCTCTATGAGAGAAAATAATTACCATGAACCTGCCAGTGTGAATAAGGAATTATTACCTATGTTTGCCAAAGCAATGCAAGAAAATAAAGAGTTAGCAATGAAAACTTTATTTTATGCAAGAGATTGTAGAGGTGGAATGGGAGAAAAAGAAGTTTTTAAGACTGTTATATTAGCTCTTTTAAAACTAGAAACAGAAGAAAGTTATTTACTATTTAAAAATAATATGGCTAATATAGTTGAGTTTGGCTCTTGGAAAGATTTATTAGATGTATTTAATAGAACTAATAACTCACAAGCAAAATTAGATATAGTAGATTATATCTATGATACTATTCATACAGATATTAGATTAATGAATGAGTGTAAAACTCCTAGTTTATTAGCAAAATGGTTACCTACTATAAATAGTAAATCTAAACATACTAAATTAAAAGCTAAAAATTTATTAACTTTAATGCCAAAATTAGATTTTGATTATAGAAACTACTGTACTCAAGCTAGAAAGATGTTAAAAATAGTTGAAAGAAATATAGCACAAAAAACTCTTAATGAAATTAATTATAGTGCAGTACCCAGTAGATGTATGTTATTTAATAGAAATTTATTTATAGAAAAGGATAATAAACATTTTAATGAATACTTAGATAGTTTACAAAAAGGAGAAACAAAAATCAATTCTTCTGTGTTATTTCCTAGTGATATTACAGATGCTTATTTAAGTAAAGGTTTTGATTGGAAAGGTTTTTCTTATGAAGTAGACACAGTACTGGAAGAACAATGGAAAGCATTACCTAATTATATGGATAAGCCTTTAAATGCTATATGTGTAGTAGATACAAGTGCTTCAATGTTTGGAGTTCCTATGAATGTAGCGACTGCATTAGGTATTTATATAGCTGAAAGAAACCCAAGTGAAACTTATAGAAATAAATGTTTAGAATTTTCACATATAGTTAAGTTTATAGATTTTTCAAAAGCCAAAACTTTAAATGAAAAAATGTGTTGTTATACCTATCAATGTGCTGATACAAATATAGAAAAAGTATTTAATTGCATTTTAGAGTTAGCAATAGCAAATAATTTAAAACAAGAGGATATACCTACACATTTAATTATATTATCTGATATGCAATTTAATAGTGCAACAGGAAATTATACTAATTCTGATAGGAAATTTAAAACTCTTATGGAAAAAATTAGAGATAAATATAATCAACAAGGATATAAAATTCCTCAAATAATTTATTGGAATTTGAATGTCAGACGACTTAATTTTCCTGAAATTGCAAAAGATGGAGTATGTTACGTAAGTGGATACAGCCCTGCTATTATGAAAGCTGTATTAAATACAGAAATGCTAACACCATTACAAGTGGTTAAGAATGCAGTATTAGTAGATAGGTATAAAAATGTATATTTTGGATAAATAATATAAGGCTAGATTTATTCTAGCCTTTAACATTAATGTAAAAGGAGAAAGTTTGAATAATATAATACAATTAAATAATAGTAAAAATGGAATGATAACACAAGGTAAAATGTATGGTTTATACAATGCACTTAGAGTTAGTGGCTTTCCTATGCAAATAGAAGGTAAAGTTGAAAGTGATATACAGTTACTTAACAGAGGAATAAAGTTAGGTAATACTCCTGTGGGAGAGGGACATGATAATTTTCTAAATGGAATAATAATACAATTTGATGGGGATTTCACTAATAAATTTACAGTAGAATTTCAAAGATATCATCATAAAGATTATATTTCATCTCAAAGTTTACAATTTACTGTAGCAAAAAGAGATGAAACATTCTTTGATAAATATACTTCTAAGAAAGCAATAGAAGCATTTTTAGAAGCAAAAGAAAATTATTTAAAAAATAAAACAAAAGAAAATTATTTAATTTTACTTATGTCTACTCCTAATGGAATGAAAATAAAAGCAGGAATAACAACTAATATGAGGCAATTAAAAACTATGTATAAACAAAGAAGAACTCATAGATTACCTGAATGGCAAGAATTTTGTGATTGGTGTTTGACTATTCCATATTTCAAAGAATTAACAGGAATAACTGAATAATATTTTAGGCTCTGTAATAGTGTTTAAAATCATTCTAAAACATTTTTGATATAATAAGTCGTCTAAAAGTTTTGAAAGAGTTTAAACACTAAATTATAAAGCTTAATAAATAATAATTATTCTAAATAATATTTAAAGGAGAGATAATACGGATACTAATTTAAAACCTAGAATAAGAAATTTAAGAAATAAATTGTCAACTTATAAATATGTTCATTTTACTTATTATGATATGTTTTGGAATGAAAAAATAGTAAGTTATAAACAAAAAGATTTAGATATAGTTTTATGTACTACTTTTTTCAGACTTTATATACATTCATTAAGATTTCATAGTAATGTAGAACCTATTGTTAATATTACTAATGTTAAATTTTCTAATAGACCTAATGAGAATATAAACAGTTTTAATAAATCTTATAGAGATATGGTACATATTCAATATTTGAATTATGATGGAAAAAATGATAAAAGTAAAAATATAGCTATAATTTATTCAAAAGATTATAGAGTTCAACAATTTAGATTTGATTTAGAGGTGTGGTATAATTTTAATGAAACAAAAGATATGTTAAAAGCCTTAAAGGATAAAGCTGTAAGAAAAGCTATTTTAAATTATACAGATAAAAATAAAATACCTGATGTAATTAATTATGATGAAATAAAACAAAATAGTAATGATTGGAGTTATTTAACTAATATATTTTCATTAATAAAACCCTTGAAATTAAAGAAAAAGAATAGAAAATATAAAATGTTAGGTTAAAATTCCTAACATTTTTAATTTAGGTGTTGACTTTATTTATTTTCTATGCTATAATTAGATTATAAAAGTAAAAGGGAGTTGATATATGGATAAAAGTTGTAGATGGTGTGTCTATTTTAATACCAAAGAAAGAAAATGTGATAGGTTAGAAAGTGGATTTAAGTTTGATAGAGAAAATACTGTTAAAACTATAACTAATGAGGTAGAAGATGAAGTATTATCAGAATTGGCTAATTTAGAACAAGATATAGACTTCATTTTAGATGATGTTTCAGGTATAACCTCTAGTCAAATACTAGAAATAGGTACTTTATTTGCCAATTATAGAGATACAATAGGCAAAAGAATTAGAAATAGAGTAAATGAAGAGTTAGATTGGGTAGAGTATGAAGGTATAAAAACTGTTACATACGATGATGAGTTTTATTGTAAATATTGGAGGTAATATGAGTAATAAGAGAAATAGAATTGAATTAAGTAAGAAAATTAGAGCAGACTACAGGGAAAAATATATAAAAGATTTATTAGAGCATATCAAACAAGGTTTAATAAATAAAAATAATGCTTTTAAGGAGTATGTTATTGAGTGTTATAATAAAGGAGTATATAGATGTACTTTAAGTTTAGATATAGATATAAAATTTATAAATCATATTAAATTAGCTGATGATGAGTATACTTCTATTAAAGATATGTTCTTAGAAAATCAATATAAAGCATTTTTAGCAACAATAAATAATTTTATTATAGAAGAATTTAATTTAGAAGGATGTATAGATTTTATTAGTAGTGATATAAAAATAAATGAAGAAGATTTTTCTGAAGAATTTACAAGTATTAATGAATATTTGCATACAGAAATAATATTTAAAGATTAAAGGAGCAAAAACAGTTATTAAAAATATATTGAAATGTATTTAGATATATGTTAATATATTTATACGAAAAAGATATATAAACCAGTATACATATATTTTTTGTTGCATATATGGACTTAGAAAATATAGAAAACAAATAAAGGAGAATAAAGATGTATAAAGCACTAAAGATAGAATTAAAACTAACAATAGCACAAAAGTTGCAAGTAAATAAAACTATTGGAACAGAAAGGTTTATATATAATGAATATATTAAATATAATCAAAAACAATATACATTAGG